AATGCCCGTGGACCCTGGAATCATTCTGCGATCAGGTTGAGGCCGCAAGCGAAGGCGTTGAGGCGTTTAAGGAACTCAAGCCGGAATACTATTGGCAGTTGGTTTCAAATGCAGAGATAATGCAGAAGGAGTTTATCGAACTCATCCTGTTTGTTCCCACCCTTGAGCAGCTTATGGAAATTCAGCTCTTGGCAACCCAGCAGGAAGAAAACCAGCAGCGTTTCGCCTTTATCCATTGGGCGCAGCCGGATGAACTGCCGTATTTGGTTGAAGGCTCCATGTATAAGCCACTCAATATTTTCACATGGAAGCCCCTGCCCGGCGACCGTGAAGCCCTCACCGAACGGGTACTGAAAGCCCGGAAACTATTGGAGGAAATGGTGTGATGGGCAAGTATGACGTATTGGCTCGTTTGGAATGGCTCAGGGCGATCATCCTCAGTTATTCCAAGCGTGGCCCCCGTTCCATAGTTTCAGAACTCGCATACGAGGCCATGTGCCTTGAAAACGAAGATATGTGTTAAACCTAATCCAAAAACTATATGACACAGATTATTAACTGCGGGATTAACCTCAACAAAGTTGACAAATCCCGGATCGTAACCGACAAGAATGGCAACAAATGGCTGAACATTGATATTGTCAGCCTGAAGGAGCCGAATCAGTACGGCTCAACCCATTCCATTGCTATGCAGCAGACCAAAGAGGAACGGGAAGCCCGAACGCCGAGAATTTACATCGGTAACGGTACTGAGTTCAAACCCAGGAATCCGGCTGAAAACACAGCCACAAGTTCAACCCAATCCAATGATGACCTGCCGTTCTGATGGAGGCAACGAAAATCATCATAGGAATTGACCCGGACATTGACAAATCCGGCTTTGCGTTGGCTGAAAACGGCGTATTGAAAGTTGTGGGAACCTCAGAGTTCCCGCAACTCATCGCCTTCCTTCAGGCCAATGCTGAAAACATCGTGAATTGCTATATCGAAGCCGGATGGCTCAACCAAAAGGCAAATTGGCACGGCGGCAAGGATGCAATCGGGCAAGCAATAGCCCGTAAGGTCGGTGAGAACCATGCAATCGGAAAAATCATTGCTCAGTTCTGCACCGAGTTCAAAATCAACCACCAACTGATAAAACCGACCCAATCAAAACTCAAACAGGAACAATTCACCAAAATAACAGGATGGCCCAGCCGGACGAACCAGGAAGGCCGGGATGCTGCCATGCTGATTTATGGGAGGACAAAATAATGACTTTAACCACCACACAAATCGAAAACATTGCCGAAAAAGGCATTGACCCCAATCTAATTCTCCGGCTGAAGAAGCATTGGGCAAACCAACTCCGCCGGATTCACCACAAAAAGACCAAAAATGAAGCTCAGGGTAAATCAAATTGATGCTCCAGCCAATCCCGGCCTCGTCCGGCTGATTGAAGGCGTGTATTTCGTCCTTTACCAAGGCGAATCGCACTATATCGTAGCCGAATGCGACATCCAGGTTGACCAAGGGAAAATTGATTACGTCCACATTGACGGCGTTTACATTTTTATTGATACCAATGGGCTGATCGAGAACTCCGAGGACGAAATGCAATACGCTATCGTGGACCGCCTCGATTGGCCGGATATGACCATGGCCGAAACCGTGGGAGTTCATTTCCGGGAACACGCCCGAGATTTAATCCTTGACAAGTTCGATTATTCAAAAATCCTATGAAAGACCCTGCATTCCTTTTTTACAGCTCAGACTTTCTTACCGGAACCATGTTCATGTCAGATGAACAAGTGGGTAAGTATATCCGGCTGATTTGCGCCCAGCATCAGAAGGGTCGTTTGACCGAAAAAGATATGTTGCACATATGTAAATCATATGATAAAGACATTTTTTCAAAATTCACCCAAGATGAAGCCGGATTTTACTACTCCGAACGACTTGAGGTTGAAATTGTGAAACGTCAAAAGTACAGCGAAAGCAGACGTAGTAACCGTTTGAAGGGTTCTAAAGCCAAAAAAGAACCAAAATCATATGATACTACATATGATGAATCATATGATGAACATATGGAAAATGAAAATAGAAATATAGATAAGAAGATTAATACAATACCTGAATTAAATGTATTTCTTGAATACGGGCTTTCGCTTTTTCCTGAGCAAACCCGGAATGATTACAAATTCAGCCTTCAGTCAAAGTACGAATCCTGGGTTGATGCCAAGTGGCGGGATGGCCATGGTAAGCCAATCAAGAACTGGAAACTCAAGGTGAAGCAGATTATACCGTTTCTCAAGCCGTTCAACAACGGATCGCCAGCGGATGTGGATTTAACCCAACAAGCATTGAAGCGTTATGGACAGGGCTGATTTGATTGTCGAACGTGCGGTTATCGGCGCATTCATTTCTGAGCCGAACAACTGCCTTGATGCCATTGACACGGTTCGTCCGGCTTGGTTTCACAACGAGCAGTACAGAATGATTTGTGAGGTCATCAGGCTACTCCGTGCCGAAAACCGGATGATTGACCTCGTTACCGTGTTCCAGGCTCTCGGTGGAAAGGTTGAGGCTCTTGTGCTGGCCGAATGCACGGCGGCCATTTCAGGTACCGCCCACGTCAATGAGCATATCCGTGTTCTCCAGCAGGAATATACCAAGCGGGAATTCGCAAACCGGGTTGGAAAAATCATTGCCGGCATGAATGACCCATTCAGGGCAATTTCTGAACTCGAAACCGAATTGCAGGAACTCAAGTTGCAGCCGGATTTCAAAATTAGGCCACTTTCAGCCCTTCAGGACGAAAAACTCACCGATTTGGATACAAGGAGACGTTCAGAGAATAAAATTGCGGGAAAACGCACGGGAAGCCCTGAATTGGATCGCAAACTCGGTGGCTATGTTCCCGGTGACGTAATTGTGGTTGCCGGAAGGCCGGGGATGGGTAAGACTGCTTTTGCTGTTTCAGCCGGATTACTGCATTGCTCAGTTGGCGGCAAGGTACTGATGTTTTCAATCGAAATGCCGGAATCGCAGATCGTTGACCGGGCGTTGGCGGCTCAGTCAGGTGTATTCGGCTCAAAAATCCGCAATGCCGACCTGACCGACGAGGATATGTTCCAACTCAGTGCGGTCAAATTGCCGGATACCTTTTTTGTCAATGATTCAGCCCGGATAACCATTGAAAACCTGACAGCCGTGGTTCGCAACTATGTCACAAAGCACGGCATAACCCTTGTTATTGTTGACTACCTTCAGTTGATTAAGTCCGAAACCAAACGGAACAGGGAACAGGAGATAGCGCATATATCCGGCACGATAAAGCGTTGTGCCAAGGAAGCCGGTGTTACAATGATGCCGCTTGCACAGCTCAGCCGGACGGTCGAGCAACGTGGAAACGACAAAACGCCGCTATTGAGTGACCTCAGAGAATCCGGCTCAATCGAACAGGATGCAGACGTGGTAATTTTCCCCTTCAGGCCGGATTACTATGCTGCCGAGGCCGTCAACAAATACGAGGAAGATGCGCTGGCTATAATCGCCAAAAACCGTAGCGGAAGCACGGGCGCAATACCCGTCAAGTTTCAACCCAATACAGCGAGGTACATTTTATGAAACCAATAACCCAGAATAAACTCGATGCCTTCAGGAAGGTGTCGGAAATGTATGGCATTCACCGGGAACTCGCAAAGAATCCGGCTGCCGCAAAGTATCACAACAAATGGGCTACGTTCTATGAACGCATGGCCGCAAATTTGGCCGGGATTCAGCCGGATAGCCGGATTGTGGAAGTCATGGAACTCGACCTCGACAAAGCCATTGTAGAGGCGCATCAGATTTTGGGATGCCCCAGCCGGAAAGAGTTTGTCACCACTATGCGCAACATGGGATATGAAATCAATACCGAAACCGTGGAAAGGCTTGTTGCATGAACTACAAAACCATAATCAGAATAGTAAAAACCTATGTTCCGCCTGAATCAATAGAACAGGCCATAGACGAAATAAACGAGGCTTATAACTTGCTCAACAGCAACAGCCGGCAGAAGCAGATTGAGGACATTGTTTGCGGGTATTACCGCATTCCGCTTGTCGCATTACAAGGCCCCAGCCGGAAAAGGGAGGTAGTTTGGGCAAGGCAGGTAATGGCTCATTGCTATCGCAAGTTCCTATATTCATCCGGCGACAAGAAGCAAAAGATCCAGCTCAAGAATATCGGCAAACTGCTCGGTGGCCGGAATCACGCCACAATCAACCATGCAATAAACACCGTTAAAGACCTGACAGACGTGGACCGGATGCTCAGGGATGGGGTCCGGCTGATTGAATCGAAAATCAGGGAGTTGGATTCGTAGGTTCGTCCGGATTTTGCTCGGGATTGCCCTCGGCTGGCGGCGCAAGTTTTTTCAGGCCGCTTTGCAGGAATCGGAACAAGGAATCCTTGAGGAACTTGAGAATTGCCGAAATGGCATCAAATTCTTCAGCCGGATTCTTTGTTACCGCTGAGTAAAGGTTTCCTATAATCGAATAGGCTTCACTCAGGCAAAGCACAAGGAATGTCGAGGTAAGCAAAACGTCCGGCTGCCAACCCATTGCTTTTGACAAAAGGCCAATGGTAAGCGGAATGAACAGCGCAATCATTTTCTTCATGATGCCCTCGGAAAGCCCTTTTGACTTTACCTTTTGCTTGTCAATGCTCATCCACTTTATTACGCCGGTAAGCGTGTCAAGAACCATAAGCCCAGCCAATGATTCCAGGATTGCGAACTTTACTCCGGTAATGCCGAAAAAACCGCCCAATACTGCCGCCACGCCGTATCCGGCTGACTTTATCAAACCTATATGGGTGGTATCAATGGGCATTTCGCTGAATTTCTTGTATTGCATGGCAAATATCATTCTCATTGCGCTAACAAATTTAGTATTTTTATCCCTTTTTTATACGTCTGTCAATTTTTTCGCCTGTATCCGGTTTTTATCTTGTATAGCAAGCTCATAGAAACGCCGTATATGTCCTTCAGGAATGTCATTGGCACTCCATCGGATATTTGCTGGCGTATATCCTCGATCTGCTGATCCGTCAATTTTTCCTGCTTACTCAATATCCCTTGATTGTGCCTTCGGATAGGTCGGTGAGTTCAAAGCGGAATGCCATCCGGCCGGACCTTGCCCAAGCCTTCGCATCGGCAATGTTCTCAATCCGCATAGGCACCTTTCGGTACTGCTCATAGTTTATGTTATAGTCGGTCAGGTAAATGGTGTTGGCCATCATTCTGCCGTACACCAATTCATTCCCGATAAAGCTCGGAACGGCCTTGACCTCAAGTTGGTAGGTGTTGGTAATCTTATCCCATACCTGGTTCCTAAGTCTGCCGCTGTCAACGTATTCGGTGGTTTCGATTTTCGGCTGCTTATTCCACAACTTACCATCCAGCCGGATAGATTGGTACCACTCCATCGCCCGGAATGTTTCACTCAGAACATAGTTGCCGTTCTGTATGGTTTCAATCTTAACGGTTCCCTTGGCAATGCTCGGTGAGTATGGCCGAACCAAATACACATGAGAGTAAGCCTGAGTAGTATTGCCGCCAAAGGTGCGTTCAACCAGGATTTTGTAATCGCCGTTTCCAAATGCCTGGGCAACAAGTTTCCAATCAATCCGGGTGCCGGAATAATAGCCGTAGGTCAATGAGCCGAATGCCCAATACTTGCCGTAGGTGTCATTGGTAATGGTGGCCACAACGGCACTGCCCTTGACAATTTTGAATGCAAAGGTTTCGGTACCGGCTATCCGGCGAACCAGTACGGACGTGGAATCATTTTTGTGTTCCTCGGTGCCAGCATCCCAAAGGGCATACTCTGTGAAATCGCAGTCGCAGGTACAGAACTCGACCTCAGCCGAATCCTTGGGAACGTCAATGCAGGTTGCCACAACCGAAGTGCTGCCTCCGGTCAAAAACATTGGGTTGCTATTGGTGAGTATTTCTCGGATCATATGAACGCTCTCAGGGTTGGTTTGGGGTTGTATTCAATGAGTTCAAACAATGCTGCTATCAGAAATAAAGTTGATCTGACTGAGATTATGCTGTTTCAAAAGGTGGCACTTCTGGTCGTTTTAACATTGGATAGCACTCAATTAATGAAGAAGGTATTATATCACCTAAAATTACTGAATCATTTTTCAGTTTTTCTACTATCCGATTTACTTCGTGTTCTTCAATACTCAATAATACTGATAATTCAGATAAAACACTGTTAAAGTTTTCATTTATGAAAACTGGACAAACCATATTGACAGGAATTTCAATATAAGATAACCCATTAAAATCAGTGCCGTATGCGAACAGATACTTTACATCAGTTATTTCCTGTGACATGATTCTATAAATAAGCTCACTGGCTTTTTTCCCGGTTTCCTCGCTATCAACTTGATAATATTTTACCATGTTAGAATCCAAAATAATTACGACGGTTTGTTTCTATGGCTGCCCTATTGGATGTCTGGTCTGTAGAGTAAAAAAGAACTTCCTGTATGTAACCATTTGTATATTCTCCATTTGCCGTTCTTGAGCCAATTTCTTTAAAGTCAGTAGTGTTGCTTAATGAGTTCATGCTACCAAATGATATTAATGTACCATTTACATGAAGAGTTGTTGTGAAACTTGAAGGATAAAGAAAGCTGTTTATCTCTTGTGCAGTTGTAGTATAAGCACTTGACGATGCAGCATATCCTTGGTCAACAACATAAAAATAATAATTGCTTGAACTTGGTAGAAAAAGCGCCGGAGAATATGTGGAATTGTTGTCTGTTGAAATAATAGGCCCGTTGGTCAGAGATGATAATCTCTTACCAATAACAAATACGCTCATGCCAATTTCTGCGCTAATGGGAGAGAATATATCGAGTTTGTCGTTTACACCATCGAATAGCATTGCGGCTTTTCCGTTTACTATCTCCAGTGTACCAGAACTAACTATCTTCGGTTGTCTGCTGCTTGTACTTTGACTTGCATAGTTACCACTTCCATCTTGGCTGTACCACTTACTTACAAAACCATCAGTACCAGCACAAAATGACAATAAAGCACTTGTATCTAAATCTCCACCAGCGAATCCAATTGTCTGTACCGTATTATCACTTGCCCGTCTTACATCTATACAATTTGTGGCTCCGGTTTTAATCTTTGATAACGAAAAAGCTGCTACTATACCAGAATCGTAAGCGAATCCGGCTCTATCTGTGTTACCCGTTATGCCAAGAGTTAAGAGGCTCATTTGTATGCCAACTGCACAATAATTTCGTTTGCGGCCACGGCTCCGGTATCGCTATCGGCAACTCCGGTGGTCAATGCGTATGCCAATCCGGCTGAAAGGTTCACTCCATCGGGGTACGGAATGACAATACCGGCACCGGCGGGGTTTCCAGGTATGGCCACGGTGAGGAACGGCGTATCGGTTCCGACGGTGGGTGCTGAAGCCTTGTTGTAAATCTTCAGAT